GGCGGAGAAGCATGCACAGGAATTAGCTAAAGGCCAGTTAGAAGTCAACAAGGCTGAAGCAGCACATAAGAGTTTATTTGTAGCGGGTTGGCGACCTGCTATAGGATGGATATGTGGACTAGCTCTTCTATATTCTACTATCTTAGCCCCTATTCTGGGTATATGGTTTACTGTTCCTCCTGTTGACAGCTCACTGCTTAATAGTGTGTTAATGGGTATGTTAGGACTAGGCGCTATGCGCACAGTAGAGAAGTCTAAAGGCGTACAGAGAGAACGATAATGGCAAGAGGTACTAAAGTAAAGACTGGTCGTACTCGTGTTCCTGTTAGGGAAGAGAAGCGTCCTGTTGTTACTGCTGCACAGCCAGCAGGCTTTGACATGCCTAGAGCGCAGCCTCCTAGATTCTCAGACTTTGAAGCAGATACTGAGCTTTCTAATGCCTTAGCTGCGTTTGAGCCAGAAGCTGTAGAACCTGAACAAGAGGCAGAAGAGCTGGGTTACACCCCTACTGTTTATACTCAGACAATAAGCTCTCAAGACTACGGCGCTGCTCCTACTTACGAAACTCCTGACGAAGCACTGTCGCACTACAATGCTTTGTTAGAGGAAGTACAACAGCAACAAGCACAGACTGCTTCTGTTTATAACTACAACAACTACGATCCAGGTGACTTTGCTAGAGCAGGTTTTAGTGGCCCTAGCTCTGTAGGTGGACAAGCTGCTGCTGATAGAATAGCTGAGTATCTTAGAGAAAACGATATACCTCCCTCTATAGAAGTAGACGGACAGACTCTGTACTTTACAACAGGTGTAGGTGAGAACGCTTTAGCACAGACACTAGGTGACGACTACAGTGCTTCAGGGTCTTATGACGTTTACGGCCCAGCAGGTACTTACTCTACGGTCTATACACCTCCTGAGAGTGTCTTTGCAGGTATTAATCCTTATTTAAGAGCAGCTCTTGGTGTAGCTACTGGTGGTCTTTCTGAAGGCTTTATATCAGCTACTAACATTATATCAGGAGATGCTGATGCTAGTGACTTTATAAACGTAGCATTGTCTGGAGTTAACATAGCGGGACAGGCAGGTTCAGGCGGTTTCACAGCGTCGAGTGGTTCTCCTATTACTGGTACTACAGCTCCTAGAACATTAGCAGAGATGGCTGAAGTAGGTGATATAGTTTCTATTGGGGCAGGTTCTGTAGGCGTAGCTGAGGAGCAAGTAGAAGAAGACTCACAAAGACAAGCTCAACTAGCTGCAATAGAAGCTGCTAGACTTGCTCAAGAAGAAGAAGCTAGACGTAGAGCAGAAGAACAAGCAGCAGCAGAGGCCGCTAGAGCAGCAGCACAGGCAGCAGCAGAGCAAGCTGAAAGAGATCGTATAGCCGCAGAAAGAGCAGCACAAGAAGAAGCTGACGCAGCAGCGGCACTGGAACAAGAGAGGCTTGCTAAAGAAGCTGAAGCAGAACGCCAACGTCAACAGCAGATAGCTGACGAGCAAGCAGAGGCTGCTAGAATAGCTGAAGAACAAAGAATAGCTGCTGAGAGAGCTGCACAAGCTGAAGCAGAAAGACAAGCAGCAGCGGCAGCAGAGGCTAAACGCAGAGAGGCAGAACGTGTAGCAGCAGAGCAAGCTGAAGCAGACAGGTTAGCCGCTGAAGCTGAAGCTAAAAGACAGACTGAAGTTACTGTTACTGATGGTGACGGAAAAGAAGTAGATGTTACAGGCCGTGAACCAGAGACTACTAGAGTAGAGGAAGAAGTAGACCCAGAGTTTGAAGAAGTAGTTATTACTGCTGATCCTCCTGAAGTAGACGTAAAGCTACCTACTGAAGACGAATTTGAAGCAGGCGGCGGAGCAGGAGGTGGTGGTGCAGCTTCAGGCTCAGCAGGAGCAGGAGTATCTGCGGAAGGCGAAGGCACTCCAGAACAAAACCCAATATTTAGACAAGTGTATGAAGCAGTTTTAGCAGAGACAGACGCTGATGTTCGCGAAGGTATGTTAGAAGATTACATACGCATGGGTGGTATCTTTGTAGACGAACTACGAAGGAATGTACCTGCTGATGATGTTTACGGCCCAGCAACAACAGAAACAACTTCTACTGAAGAGGCTCCCGAAGCTACAGAAACAGGAGAGGAAGAAGAAGGTACTGATCCGTTATACTCCTTAGATATTTTTTCAGAAACAACGGATGATGATACTATAGGGTTGCCTACAGACACTACAGTAGATACTGGTACAACCACAACTACTACAACCACTACTACACCAACAGGAACAACTCCCGCTACTGACACTACTTCAGGAATCCCGTCTGATACTACACCTGTAGACGGCACTACAGGAACTACAGATACTGCTGGAACTACAGGCACTGCTGGCACTACAGGAGACGGTACTGGCACTGGAGATGGTACTGGTACTGGAGATGGTACTGGTACTGGAGATGGTACTGGTACTGGAGATGGTACTGGTACTGGAGATGGTACTGGTACTGGGGAAGGCACTGGAGACGGCACTGGTGACGGAGATGGTGACGGTAACGGTTCTGGAAGAGGATCAGGCAGCGGCATAGGCACAGGCGTAGGAGCTGGTAACGCCACACGCACCACAGACTCTCTCTTTGGAGACATGCTGAAGCTAGAAACACAAGTAGGTTCTACACAAAAGCTTGTACCCTTTAGTTTAGCGCCTGTGCCAGAGCTTATGCCTTACCAGTACGAACAGGCACAGCCTTTACAGCAGTTTACACAGCCACGTATGCTAACAAACGAGAGTGGCTTACAGATTAACATACCACCACGACAATTAACTCAAGAAGAAATGCTACAGCAGTGGCTAGACTCACAGAAGGTTTCCTTGTAATGACATACTTACAACTAGTAAACAGCGTATTGCGTAGGCTGAGAGAGGACGAAGTAACATCAGTTTCTCAGAACAGCTACTCTAAACTTATTGGGGAGTTTGTCAATGATGCTAAACGCTCCGTAGAAGACTCTTATGACTGGACTGCTCTGCGTACTACACTAACTGTAACCACAGACGATACAACTTTTAACTATGTGTTGACTGGCTCACAGAACAGGATGAAGCTGTTGGACGTTATTAACGACACCTCAGACTTCTTTATGCAGTACCGTCCTTCTCGCTGGATGGACAACGCTTTCTTGATTGAGACACCGCCTCTAGGCTCTCCGCAGTTCTACAGCTTCAACGGTGTTAACGCTGCTGGTGACAACGCTGTAGACATCTATCCTAAGCCTGACGGTGTGTATCAGCTACGGTTTAATGTGGTGCTGCGTACAGCAGACTTCACAGAAGACACAGAAACTCTGGCAGTACCTTCATCACCTGTTGTGCAGATTGCTACAGCACTGGGTGCTAGAGAGCGTGGAGAGACTGGCGGTACAAGTGCAGCAGAGTTGTTTGCTCTGGCTGACAGAACATTGTCTGATGCTATTGCTATTGATGCGTCACAACATCCTGAAGAAACTATCTGGTATTCTTAATGGCCAAACAATTACAGAACATTACAGTAGCTGCTCCAGGCTTTTTTGGTCTAAACACACAGGACTCACCTATTGGTGTTGATCCTTCGTTTGCTGCTGTTGCAGATAACTGTGTTATTGATCAGCTAGGCCGTATTGGTGCGCGTAAGGGCTGGGTAGAGGTTTCTACTAACGGCTCTTCTGTACTAGGTACTAGCCGTGGTATAGAGACTGTATACGAGTACATTGATAACTCTGGCGATAAAGTGATACTGTCAGCAGGTAACAATAAAATATTTACAGGAACTACCACCTTAACAGACGCTACGCCAACAGGGTACACGCCTACAGCTAATAACTGGAAAGCTGTTACTTTAAACGATCATGTCTACTTATTTCAAAGAGATCACGAGTATGTACTAGGCACAGACCATGACGGTTCGTTTGTACTGGAAGAACACTCAGCACACAGTCACGCGACAGGTGTAGCACCAGAGGCTAACGAAGTCTTAGCAGCATACGGTCGTCTCTGGGCAGCAGACATTACAGGTAACAAGCACACTGTCTACTGGTCTGACCTACTAAATGGCCATCACTGGACAGGTGGCACATCAGGCTCGTTAGACGTTACTACTGTATGGCCTACAGGCTTTGACGAGATAACGGCTCTAGCGGCTCACAATGGCTTTCTAATCATCTTTGGCAAGAAGTCTATACTGGTGTACTCAGGAGCCTCTTCTCCAGCCTCTATGACGCTTACAGACACCATAGAAGGCGTTGGCTGCATAGCTCGTGACTCAGTACAGCACACAGGCACAGACATTATCTTTTTGTCTGAGACAGGTGTACGTAGCTTTGGTAGGACTATACAGGAAAAGTCCATGCCTATGCGAGACATCAGCAAGAATGTACGCACTGACTTAATAAACTTGGTGCAGCTCCAGACTAATCCCATCAAGTCACTGTACAGCTCTGAAGAAGCGTTCTACCTGTTAACACTACCTGACAGTAACACTGTGTACTGCTTTGACATGCGTAGGCAGCTGGAGGATGGATCACACAGAGTTACTACGTGGTCTGGCATGTATCCTTTGTCGTTTGCTGTGTTGGAGGGTGGTGATATATACATAGGCATTTCTTCAGGCATTGTTAAGTACACAGGCTACATGGACGGTGCTGACAAGTACGAGATGCGCTACTTCAGTAACCCTATGGACTTTGGTAACACTTCTAATCTGAAGTTCCTAAAGAAGTTTAACTTGACTATCATTGGTGGTCAGAACACGCCTACTACACTTAATTGGGGCTATGACTACACAGCTAACTATACTAAGCAAGCCTTTACATTTGGTTCTGCTAACATTGCTGAGTATGGTATAGCTGAGTACAACACCACAGGCGAGTACACCTCTTCTATTCTCATCAACACTCCAAAGGTTAACACCAGCGGTAGTGGTGAGGTAGTAACCATTGGCTTAGAAGCAGAAGTCAACGGAGCTCCATTCTCAATTCAAAAAATCGACATACATGCTCTACTAGGGAGACTTATCTAAATGTCTAATTACACTAAGACAACTAACTTTGCTACAAAGGATTCTCTCCCTTCAGGCAATGCTGCGAAGATTGTGAGAGGTACAGAGATCGACACTGAGTTTAACAACATACAGATAGCGAGTGCTACAAAGGCTGACTCAGCTAATGC